TCCTTTCCTACAACTCATACTTGAATACATTTTATCTTAATATGGTTGCGTCCGAGATGTTTTTGGATTCAGCACAGCTCAGAAATAGTGTTATCTCTATTGCCAAATCATTGAACTACACACCTAGATCCTCGAAGTCATCTAAGGCTCTATTGAATCTTACTTTTGCTCAGTCAAATCTACAATCATTTGAGATTCCTGAGGGTGCTCGTTTTACTGGTAAGAACTCAAACGGATCATTTACCTTTGTGACAAATGAAACATTAACTCTATATCCTGCAAATAATAAGTTTGTAGCAACAAATGTAGAAGTCTATGAAGGTTCATTCATTCGAGACACATTTATTTACGATTCTTCAATAGAAGCACAGCGATTCATTCTATCAAATCAAACCATTGATACGGATTCATTACTTGTTACTGTAACAGAAGACGGTGGGCAGACAAGTCTTTCCTATAAGAAAGCAACTTCCCTCTTTGGTCTGATTGCTAATACTCAAGCTTATTTTGTGCAAGCAACTGAAGATACCAAATATGAGATTGTGTTTGGTGATGGTGTCTTTGGTAGAAAGCCTAAGAATGGTGCTACTATCATTACAAGTTATAGAATCTCGTCTGGTTCAAATAGTAATAAGTGTACTACATTCATTCTAGATGATAATCTAGGTTCATATAATAGTTCTAATTCTGCAAATGCTATTATTCCGGCTATTACAGTAGCTACAGCAGCATTTGGTGGTGCAGAAGCAGAGACAATCGAAGAGATTAGATATAGAGCATCAAGAAATTATCAGACACAAGAGCGTGCAGTTACCGAAGAAGATTTTAAAACTTTAGTACTACAAAAATATCAAGATATAAAAACTTGTCATGTTTATGGAGGTGAAACATCTGCCGGAAAACAACAGTTTGGTAAAGTATTTGTAGTACCTGCTTCATTTACTGGTGAAATGCTATCTGATACCGAACGTCAAGACATTGTATCATTTCTATCTACTAAGTGTACTTTAGGTATCAGTCCAATAGTGGAAAATCCTGATTACCTTTATATTCTTGTGGATACTATTTGCAAATATAATGGAAATGAAACTGAACTTTCACCAGCTGATGTTTCTACTATTGTAAAAAATGCTATTACAACATTCAATACTGATGAGTTAAATGATTTTGATACAGAGTTTAGATTCTCTAGATTTGAGGCAGCAATAAATTCTGCACACCCTAGTATTTCAAGTAATGAAACCAAAATCAGTCTAAAGAAGATATTGTCACCGGACTTAAATACTCCGGTATCCATGACAGTCCGGTTTAGAAATAAAGTATCTCCTGGTTCTTTCTATTCTACTGAATTTATTTCAAATAATAAAAGATATTCTTATACCGATTATAATCCAAATTCAAATACATTTAAGGTAGTAAAAGACGCGACAGGTATAGAAGTGGTAAATAATTCCACAACTATCTATCTAAAAGACGTTACTACACCGGGTGTTCAATCATATCAAGTTGCAGGAACAATTGATTATAATCTAGGGGTTATAACACTCAAACAAATCATGATTACATCTACCATCAATATTGATGGTATTAATTTTTATTGCAAGTCTGCAGTGACTGATTGCAAATCAAGCGAGAATGATGTGATACTTATTGATCTTTCTGAAGGTATAAACATAACGGTTAAGTCAATCTAATGAGTCAAATAGAAAAGTTTATATCACCATTTATTGCTCAACAATTCCCTTCTTTTTATAAAGAAGAAGGACCAAACTTTATTGCCTTTGTTAGAGCTTATTATGAATGGATGGAACAATCTGGGAATATTATTCACGAAACTAGATCTTTATTAGATTATCTGGATATCGACTCTACTGCTGATTCATTTATTACACACTTTAAGAATACATTTATTCAATCTTTACCTGAGACAGTTGTAGTTGATAAGAAACTTCTATTAAAACATATTCTTGATTTATATAGATCAAAGGGCACACAACGAGGTTATGAACTTTTATTCAGATTAGTTTACGGTGAGGATATTGAACTTTATATTCCAAGCCAGTATATTTTCAAGCCATCTGATAATACATGGAAAGTTCCTACTTATATAGAAACAACCAGTCATCCAAAGATAGCAAATCTAATCGGCACAAAGATTAAAAATAATGCTGGTTCTGTTGCACTTGTTGAAAGTGTGAACAAAAAAATTGTGAATGGTAGAATCATTAATATTTTAATTCTTTCAAACGTAAAGGGTTCATTTATTAAAGGTGATAGAATTTATCAAGCTATAGCATCTGATGTAACAAATAAAGATGGTCCTATTATTACTGGGTCACTTAATGTTGTAGCTATCACAAATGGTGGTACTAATTATAGTATTGGCGATAAACTAACTGTAAACGGTTCTGGTGTAGAAGCAAAAGCTAAAGTATTATCAGTAAGTAATAATATCAATGTAGGTTCAGTAAACTTCAAATTAATAGATGGTGGTACTGGATTTACTACAGATGCTATAGTAACCGTGAAACAAACATTAAATCTAAGTATAGCAAATACAACTGGAGTATTTACTAATAATCAGATAATAGTTGATTCTACTACAAATGCAAATGGCACTATATCTTTTACTAATAATAGTGTTGTTCAGATAATTGACAGAAGCACAACTCTTTCCTATCAAATAGGAAATCAGGTTACTACACCTACCGGTTCTGCTACTATTCATCGAATTTCAGGTGGTACCGGTACAGGAGCATCATTTAAAGTTGGTGATATTACCAATAAAGAGATTTTAAATCTTAATACTGATATTATTAGTGGTTATTTAAATACCATATTAGATCAAACTTCAAACACTGTACTACTGACTCTTAATTCAATTACTGGTACATTCTCTGTAGGTAATACAGTTAATAGTACTGCAAACGCCATTATGCTTGAAGGATTAGTCGTATCATCTAATACTGTTGCTAATGGTGAGTCTATGTCAAACTCATCACTTGGTATAAGTGGACTTTATGTCTATAGAGCAGATGTAAGTCACGTTTGGGTTACTTCCTCTACAGACTCAAATCTTAATAATGCAAACCTGGTACCAGGAACAATTTTGGTAAGTAATACTTCTTCTTCTGTAATTCAATTAGTTAATAAACCTGTAAAAATAACTATAACTGGCAATGCCACTATTCAAACAGTATCAGGAAGCAACGTATCTCTATCTTCAGTCAATGGATATTTTATTCCAACCGGTATACTTACTTCCAGCTCAGCTGCTACTGCAAATATCACTTCAATCTCTAGACTTACCAATTGGTCATTCCCTCTAAATAGTATGGGAGCAACTAATTTAGATACAGCTTTAAATATAGCCTTAACTTATGTCATATTAGAAGTTGGTACCATTTTATACCTATCACAGATTAATCCTGGTACTCAATATACAACAAAAGTTTATATCGATGTGATAGAACCATTGGTAGTTGCTCTTCTTAATTTTACAGAGCCCAATGGCAGAATTAAAGGTCATAATGCAACAGTTGAATCGAGAATTGTAGGTGAGGATGGAATTATTACAGCAGTAGAGATTATAAACTCAGGGTATGGTTATATAAATAATGAAACAGTGTCACTGAGTTCAATTGATAATCAGACTGTTGTAGAAGGAATTACAATTGTAGATCATATTGGTAGAGATGAAGGCAGATGGTTGAATAGAAAAAGTTTTTCATCTGATGTTATGAATATTCAAGATAGTCTATTTTATCAAGACTTCTCTTATCAGATTGTGGCAGAAAAAATGCTTTCAATGTATGAAACTTTAGTACGAAATATAGTCCACCCGTCGGGTATAGCACTTTACGGAGGGTATAGACTCAATGATGAGCTTATCGACGACGAATCTAGCCTGATAGACTCTTCAATAACTTAAAATCACGGTAGAGAAATATGTCATCATTGCTCACAATTAATCATCATATCAATAATGTTAATAACTTTATTTCCGATGTAAAAAGTTCAAATCAAGCGCATTATGTATTTGCAGCTAGACATTATCCATGGGTAAATTCTAATAGTGCAAATGACGATACAGCTATTCAGTCTGTAAATACTTCTGTATCACAAACAGAACTTGATGTTTATAATGAACTACTATTTGGTAAGCGTATTCAGACTACAGATATAATTCACGTTATCCCCAGATATAACTGGACTTCAAATACGGTTTATGCTCAATATGATCAGACTGATTCTGCCCTGTATACTAAGCAATTCTTTGTAGTTACTACAGGCGCTGAAGATCAATATAACGTATACAAATGTCTTAATAATAATAAAGGCGCAATTTCCACTATTAAACCATCACTTCAAAATACTTTTGGAACTTTTGAGACGGGTGATGGATAC